TCCACGTGGAGGGGCTGAACTGGAGCCCGCCGTAGTGGCCGTTGTGACCCGTGTCGGCGTTCGACCAGTTGCCGGACGACTCGCACTTGGCGAGCGCGTCCCACGCGCTGTCGGGGGCGGCCGACGCGGCGGGCGCGATGGCGGCCATGCCGCCGGTCGTGACCGCCAGCATCGTGCCGGTGGTGATGGCCGCACGGGCAATGTGCGGGTGCTGAACGGGGGCTGCGTGCCGTCCTCGGGACATCTGCCTGGTCTCCGCGTCGAGGGGCTTAGGTCGTGCTCGGAGTGGGTGTGGAAGCCCAGGGGAAGCGGGCGGCTCAGTCGCCGGTCGGGGCGGCCTTGCGGGGCCTGCCGGGCCCGCGCTTGGCGGGGGCGGCGGACTCGGACTCGGTGGAGGCCTCTTCGGCCTCCGGCTCCGGCTCGGCGGCCGGAGCAGTCTTGGGGAGCTGGGCGCGCAACACGGCGAGAGCGCCTCGCAGGTGCACAGCCTGGGCTCGGGTGCGCGTCACCACGAACGCGCCGGGCTCGATCTCCACGATGCAGTGCCGGGCCGCGTCGGTGTTGTACTCGACGTGGTCGATCAGGTCGCGGATCGTCGTCTCTCGGTCAACCGATTCAGACATGTGGTCAACCTTACTGCATGGGGGTGACTGCCCCCGGAGCGCCTGTGGTAGACGACGCCCCGGGGGCAGTCGGTCGTTCAGGTCAGAACGACGGGGTCGTGAGACCCGTGATGACGGCCGTGCTCTTGGGGTAGCGCTCGGCGGAGAACGCCAGGTACCCGTACACCTGCACGACGACCTGGAGCGTGTTGCTCTTGATCTCGGGCAGGGTCCGCGTCCGGATGGACGACTCGTAAAGCAGGTCGTCGTCCGGACGGAACAGCACGACGCGGTCCTCGTTGGTCCCGGCACCGAGGTTGGTGGCCAGGTTCGCGTCGAGGATCACCGGGACGCCCAGCAGGTCGCCGACGGGGCCCTCGGCCGCGAGCAGCGTGCCCGTGCCCATCGCGTTCTGCGGGTTCTGGGCGCGCGGCACGACCAGCGGACGACCGGCGGAGTCGGCCTGCGTGAGCAGGTAGGCCCACCGACGCGGGTGCATGACCGCGACCTGCGGGCTGCGGAACCGGTTGGTGTGCATCTGCTGCGAGGCGTCGGCGAACGCCGCGTACAGGTCGGCGGCGGTCTGGCCACCGGCGGCGACCGAGATGATGCCGCTGGTGTTGAGCAGACCCCGGACCTGGCCGTTGGCGGCCGTGCCGGAGATGACCTGCAGGTCGACCTTGGTCGCGTAGTCGGCCAGGAGGTCCGTGAAGACGATCTGGTCGAAGTTCAGCGGCGACTGGTCGAGGAGCTGCTGGCTCATCGTCTGCGTACCGGCGACGGTGCGGACCGGCACGGTGATCGAGTCGTCGGTCAGCCCGGTGTCCTGCACGGCCGTGCCGTCACCGTCCTGGACGGCGGTGGCGGTGCCGGTCAGCACGCGCGGGATGCTGATCGAGTCGGTGCCCGGGGGCAGCGCCTGCGTGGAGACGAGGTTCGCGGTCGGGCGACCCGGGCGGGCCAGCTCGATCCACTGGCTCATCAGCCACGCCGGGGGCACGAAGTAGCCACCGGTGCCGTCGGTCCGGTCCAGGCTGGACGCGGTCCGGTACTCGGCGAACTCCGGGGCCTTCTTGACCTCGTTGGCGTGGCGGGCGAGCCGCTCGCGGGCCTCGAAGTCGTTCATGATCGTGCCCTGCGCGAGGTCACGGATGTACGACCGGCCGTTGCCCTTGCGGTAGGTCAGCTCCTCGGAGGTGACCTGCGCGCCGCCCACGGGCAGCTTCCGCTCGGCGGCACGCTTGGCGGCCTCGGCGGTGCGGGCCTCCTCGGCCTCCAGCTCGGCCACGCGCTCGCGCAGCTCGGTGATCTCGGCGTCGATGGCCTTGATCTCGTCGGTCTTGGCCCGGAACTCCGTGGCCTCGTCCTCGGTCAGGTCGGCCCGCTGCTCCGCCTCGGCGGTGTCCAGCAGGGCCTTCCGGGCGGTGATGGCGACGGAACGACGCTCGTCGGCGGCGTCCAGCTTGGCCATCAGCCGCTTGATCATCTCGCTCATCGCGGATGACTCCTTTCGGCAGTTGGATCAGTTGGTTAGCCAGCCAGGTGCAGCGGCGTGGGCCTCGGGTGCAGCGGCGCGGCCGAGGATCAGTCGGTCGGGTGCTGCGGCGCGGGGCTCAGGTGCTGCGGCGTGACGGGCATCGGGGGATCCGCGCTCCCAGAGCGGGGCGCGGTGAACGGGCGGCTCGACGGCCGCCCGGGATCAGATGTCGAGCAGTGCCAGGCGCTGGGCCTGGGCCAGCGACATGCCGCCGCTGCGGACCTCGGGCTCGGCCGGGGTCTCCTCGTCGCGTTCCTCGGTCTCGGTCGAGTCCTCGGCGCGCTCTTCGTCCTCGGCCGGGGGCGCCTCGGCCGAGGCGGCCGGGGCGGCAGCGCGGAGGGCGTCGGCGACCATGCGCTCGACCAGCTCGCGGAGGCTCTCTACGTCGAGGTTGGGGACGACGTCGACCGTGACGGTCCCGGCGGTGGTCTCCTCACGCTCCTCGGCGTCGTCCTCGGCGTCGGCCGCGCGGACCTCGTCCGGGCTCATGAGCCCGGACAGAAGGCCGTCGAGGCGCTCGCGGGCCTCGCGCAGCTCGTCCGGGCTGACCTCGGCGCGGATCTCGGCCAGCTCGCTCTCGCGGAGGAAGTTCACCGCCGAGCGGGCCGACACGATGCTCATCGAGGTGGCCGGGTTCGCCGGGTAGGTGACGATCGAGACGTCGCCGTGGTCGAGGGAGACCTCGGTGATGCGGCGCTCGGTGTACTCCTCGTTCCACTCCTGGCGGGTGACCCGGAAGCCGAAGGACATCTGGTCGAGGTCGCCGCGCTTCATCGCCGACCGCAGGGTCTGGCCGAGCGGGGACTCCGCGTCGATCTCCGCCTCGGACGCCAGGCCGGTGTTGTCGGCGCTGAGCTGCAGCGTGCCGGAGCGGCTGCGGGCCAGCGGGATGCCGTCGTGGTTGATGAGGAACGCCACGTCCGGGTTGTCGGCCAGCGTCTTGGCGAAGGCGTCGCGGGCGATCGTCTCGATCCAGCCGCCCCGCTCCGGGCCGCCGTACACCTCGTACCCGTGCTCGACCACGCTGGCGTAGCCGCGCACCGTGAAGGTGCTGCTGCTGTCGCCGTCCGAGCGGATCTCGACCTCGGCAGGCCGGGTCCGGCGCTCCAGAGTGCCGAGCAGCATCGCTGCGCGCTTCTCATCCATGTGTTTGGTTCCCTTCACGGGTCGTCCTCGTGTGGGCGGCTGGCCGAGGAGGGGGGTAGGTCAGGAGGCCGAGGCCGCCGCGCCGAAGACGGTGACGGTGGTGGTGAGGCTCGGCGTGGTGCCGGAGACGGTGCCGACGACGCGCACGAACGGCTTGGTGACGTGGCCGTTGAAGAGCTGGTTACCGGCAGCGGTGATCGCCGACCCGGCCGCGCCGGTCACGTCGGCGAAGCCCGAGGAGGCGCTGTCGGACTGCTGCAGCTTGCAGGTCAGCGACGGCGACGTGCCGGAGACGGCCGAGACGTGGACGGCGACGAGGCAGTGCCCGCCGCTGGCACCGGCGGGCAGCCGCAGCGCGGGGCTGTTGGTGGTCGCGGTCAGCGCACCGGAGAGGGCGACCGCGCCATTGGCCTGGACGAACGACATGTCAGTCTCCTGAGTTGTCGGAGCTGGGCGTCTTCGGCGCGGTCGCGCCGGACGACGGGGTGGTCTTGGGGGCCGGAGCCGGGTCCGGCGGCTCGTAGCCGAGCGGCGCCATGTTCAGCGGCTGCCGGAACTTCTGGCCCAGGCCGCCGGGGATCGGCGGCATCTCCTCCAGCCCACGGGCCTCGTCGGGGTTCATGAACCCGGAGTCGATGGCGAGCTGGTAGGACTCGTAGCGGGACTTGAGGTCGCCGCGCAGCAGCGCGTTGACGTTGAACTTCATGTGCTGACCGCGCGGGGTGATCCGGTTGAACGCGGACTCGATGCGGGTCAGCCAGGGCAGCAGGGTGTGCGTGACGAAGCCGATGTTCTGCTGCTCGATGCCGGTGCCCCAGCTCGTGGAGCGCTCGACGTCGCCGACCATGTGCGGCGGGACGCCGAACATGCGGGCGATCTCGGCGACCTGGAACTGGCGGGTCTCCAGGAACTGGGACTCTTCCGGCGTGATGGTGATCGGCTTCCACTTGAAGCCGCCGGACAGCACGGCCGGGAGCCGCCTGCCGCCGTGCGAGGAGACCCAGTTGCGCTGGACCCGCTTGACCTGGTCGTCGTCCTGCGGGAGGTCGGTCTCCAGCACGGAACTGGGGCTGGCGCCGTCGCGGAACCACTTCGCGCCGTACTGCTCGGCGGCCAGGGCCAGGCCGATCGACTCGGCGAACACCGTCACCGGGGACAGGCCGTAGTCGTAGCCGGGCATCCGCATGTACGGGATGTGGAAGATGTCGGCGTTGTCGACCTGCTCCCCCATCACCCAGGTCCGCAGCCGCCAGGTGTTGGGGTCTCGATCGAGGCGCACCCAGTCGGGGTGCAGCGGCAGCAGGCTCTGCGGGTACTCCAGCCGGTCACGGGAGGTGACCAGGCCGAAGAAGTTGCCCCGCACCGCCAGGCTGGTGACCAGCATGTGCTTGAAGTCGAACTGCGACGTGGAGAACAGCGGGTCGGGGTCGGCCAGCAGCGGCGACTGCGGGGCGACGATCCGGGGGAAGCCGTCGATGGTGCGGAAGTTGTCCCACGGCAGGATGCCGATGGAGTCGGCGAGCAGCCGGGTGCAGGCGTAGAACGTGGACTGCTGCAGCGAGTTGTGCTCGGTGACCGGCACACCGGAGTGGTTGGTCAGCAGCGACCCGTTGGTGGGGATGGACCCGTCGGTGGTCGCGTACCAGCCGGGCTGCCCGGTGGGCAGCGCGAACGGCTGGGCGGCGCGGCGTTCCCGCGCCCGGCGGACCAGGCTCACCGGTCAGGGCCCTTGGCGGGCGGCGGGGCCAGGACGTAGCCGAGCCCGACGGCGAGCAGGCCGCCGACGATCCACGCTGCGCGCGGGTCGTACAGGTAGACGCCGAAGACGATCGCGGCGAGGCCGAGCAGCTCGATGACCGTGGTGAGGAGGTCCCGAAGGACGTCGCGAGGCGTCACAGACTCAGTTCCTCCTGTTCCCATGCGGCGATCTCCTCGTCGGTCGGCCATTCGTGGACCTGGGCTTCCTTGACCTCCACGGCGCGCGGACTGATCAGCCAGACAGCACCGGTGGCGGCGACGAGGGGAGCAATGTCGAGTGGTGACTTGCGGCGGTCCCAGGCCCAGGAGTCACCGGGCAGGGGGCGGGTGGTGGCGACGGCGGCGGCGACGTCGAGCAGCGGCTGCGGCAGGTGGCGCAGCTCGTTCTGGACGACCAGGTCGTAGAACCGGCCGCAGGACTGGCCGAGTTCGGTGCCCTTCCAGTCCTGGACGTCGACCCCGATGGAGCGCAGCTCCTCCGAGAGCGCCCCGGCCGGTGCGGTGGGCTGGATGAGCACCTTGATCTTGCGGCGGGCGGCGCCGAACTCGGCGTCGGAGAACCACAGCTTGACCCACTCGGTGCCCGCCCGGGAGGCGGTGATCTCCACGTGCGGCAGGCCGTCCTCGCGGAGGCCCGCGATGGCGATGTGCGCCATCGTGCGGTCCCAGGAGACGTCCACGCACAGGCCCAGCGCGGAGCCGGGGGCGATCTGCGAGCCCGCGTAGCCGGGCTCGTGCTTGTCGTCTGCGCATCCGCTGCAGTCGCTGGACCCGGTGCACGGGCCGTCGTGTCCGGCCTCCCACGTTCCGGCGGGGAACGCGCCCTCCAGGGCGCCGGGGGCCCACTGGCACAGCACCTCGGTGCGGAACGTCCACTCCGGGTCGGTGCGCTGCGCGGACTTGATGGCCCGCTCGGTGATGCCGTGGCCCATGGACGGGTTGGCCTGCGCCCAGCCGTCGGGGTCGTCGGTGGCGCAGCCGGGCGGCGCGGACCACTCGAAGATGCCGAGGGAGTCGTCGGCCTCGATGGCGGCGTCGTCGGCGACGCTCTCGTCCAGCAGCGACGACGGGTCGTCGGCGGCGTTGATGCCGTCCGGGTCGCCGAGCGCCTTGTGCGCCATCTTGCGCAGGTAGCTCAGGACGATCGAGGCGACGTCCCCGGCGTTGGACAGGGACCACACCATGGCGTTGGCGCGCGCCATGGTCGTCTTCGTGATCGCGCCCCAGGCCTCCCAGGACGTGTGCTCGCGCAGCTCGTCCAGGAGGATCAGGTCGCCGGAGAGACCACGACCGGCGCGCCGGGAGGCGGCCTTGACCTTGTAGCGTTCGCCGGTCAGCAGCCGAATGGTCTTCTTGCCGTTGACCTTGATGGGCTTGTCGGCCATCGCGGCCAATTCCTCGTTGCCCTCGATGATGTCGAGGGCGCCTTCCCAGACCTCTTCGGCGGTGTCGAGGTCTTGGGCGGTGCCGAGAATCAGCGGAACGGCGAGAACGTAGAGGAAGAACAGGCTCAGGATCTGCCCGAGCGTCGACTTGCCATTCTGACGGGCAATCAGAACGCAGACATTCCTGAATCGGAAATGCCATTCGCCGTCCAGGTCGCCCACAATTTCCAGGGCGTGGATCAGCAGCCATTTCTGCCACGGGAACGGCTTGAGGCCGAGCACGTCGATCGAGAACTCGATCGCGGCGAACCCCAGCGACGTCTCCGGCGTCAGCTCCCGAAGCGGCGGCGTCCAGACACGCGGCTCGATGCAGCCGTACCGAACCCCCGGCTTGTAGTCGAGGTCGCCGTAGACGACGCGGTCGTGCTCGCTGACCTTCGCGGCCACGTCAGGCGCGCTTGCTGCCCGTCACCGAGCGGAGCTGCGTCAACTTGGAGGCCTTCTGCGTCTCCCCGCCGGTCGCGCCGCCGGGCTTCTTCGCCTCCGCGTCGGCGCGCGCCGCCGGAGTGGCCAGCATCTCCCGCAGCGCCTTGTGCACGTACGTCTGCAGGTACAGCGCCTTGGTGACGTCGGTCGGGTTGCCGGTGGCGGTGACGTAGTCGATCTGCTCGGCGGTCTTGCGGCCCAGCTCCACGATCGCGTCGTCCACGCCGTCGATCAGCGCCTTCGACGCGGCGGCGGTCCGCTTGAACGCCTTCTCCAGCTCCTGCGTGTTCGGCTTCGGCGCGGCGAGCTTGTCGCGGCGCTCCGACAGCCGCAGGTAGCGGTCGATCGACTCCAGGTCGCCGCCCTCGACGGCGTTCCAGATGCCCGCGATGATCCGGTCGATCCGGGCGATCTCGGTGCGCGCCCGCTCCGGCAGGTCGCGGGGCACCTTCTCGTCCAGGGCGTCCGTCAGCAGCTTGCGGGCGCGCACCTCGGTCAGCTCCAGGGCCTCGGCGATCTCCTTGAGGGAGTTGCCTGCCAGGTGCAGCCTGAGGGCGTACGCCTTCTGCTGGTCTCGTTCAGCGGTCATGACGGGTTGTCCTTCTCCCCGGCCAGCCAGCGTTGATCGACGGGGACGTGCCGCTTCGCGTAGTTCGCGACACCGTGGCGGCGGGAGCCGCAGCGGCACTGGTAGTAGAGGTTCTGGCCCGATTGGGCCACGAGGTGGTGCACGCAGGTGTGCTCAGGCACCGAGGTAGTCCGGGTGCAGGCGCTGCCGGGAGCCGGAGCACCAGGAGAGCTGGCCGAGGGTCTTGCCCTTGTAGTGCCAGACGAGCAGGCCGTCCCAGTCGATGGGGATGGTCTCGCCGCAGATCAGGCAGGGCTCGTCGCCGAGCCGGTACAACTCGCTGCCGTCGTCCGGGCCGCCGGTCATGTGAACATCACCACGACGGGGATGGCGACGAGCAGGGCAACGACGCACCAGTACAGCCACATCGGCCAGGCCGGTTCGGTTTCCCGCGCCGGTGGGAACTCCCGTGGCTCGCCGCCGGTCATCGCGCCCAGCGGTGGCCGCAGCCGAGGCAGGCCCAGGAGTCGGAGTCCCACTCGTACATGGCCACCCAGGTCAGGCGCACGTCGGGGCAGGCGCACTTGGGGCAGCGCACGTTGTGCGAGCAGCCGTAGCAGCCGCAGCTCATCGGTTGCGCGGGTCCTCGTCGTCCTCGTCCCAGTCGGGCGGGACGAACTCGACCGGGGCAACGTTGCCGCAGTCGCGGCACGGGCCGGGTGCGGGGCACGGGTAGGTGCCGCCGAAGCGGTGGTGGTGCGGGCCCTCGGAGCGTTGGCAGGTGCAGCGCATCAGTGCTGGACCAGCTCGACGGACTTGCCCAGGCGGGCGAAGTGGAACCAGAGCCGCTCGATCTGCTCCTGGTGGTCCCGGGCATCGACGTCGGCGACGACCACATCCGCTGCGACGTTGTTGTCGAGGTGGCTGCGGATGGAGCGGAAGCGGACGGCGCCCTTGCCGTAGGCGTGGATGCGCTCCTTGCCGACGGTGCGGACGGTGACCTCGCCGGACTCGATGCAGGCGGCCATGTTCTCGAAGGCGTCGCGGGCGGCCACGGAGGACTCGGACAGCAGGAGCACTTCCTTGCCGTCGCGCATGTCGGCGAGGATCCCGGCGATCATGTAGCGGTTCACTCGGTGACCTCGCGGTCCCGCATCGCGCGCAGGTCGTCCATCGCGGCCGTGAGCATGCCGATGCCGTCCCAGCGGCTCAGGTCGTCCGACCAGAAGGTGCGCAGGTAACGCTTGCCGTCCGGGGCGATCACCTCGGCGACGGCGCCCCAGCGGGTGACCATCTCGCCTTCACCGGCGAGGACGTCGCTGAGCCTGTCGTCCAGGTCGGCGGAGAGCTGCTCGGCGTCCTTCACCGGTTCTCCAGGTCGCCCCGGCCATTGGGCTGGCAGGTGCAGGTGCCGCCGATGCAGTCGCGGACCCGCCCCGCCTGGTCCTGGTCGCCGTAGCGGGCCTTGATGTAGTCCATGCCCGCCTGCGCCGCCTCGGCGGGCGTCGGCAGGACGCGGGCGACGTGCGGGGTGACCAGGTCGGCCTCGGTGGTCATCGCGACCGCGCAGTTGGCGTGCAGCAGGAAGTCCTGCAGCCCCCGGTAGGCCAGGGTCTTCTCCGCGCCGGGCGGGATCAGGTCCCAGGAGTCCTGGGCCAGCTCCATCACCAGGCCGCGCAGCTTGGCGTACTTGGCCGCCACCTCCGGCGTGGCCGGGTGGTAGGCGAACAGGTTGAGTGCTTCGTCGAGAGAGCGCATGTGGGTGCGCCTTCCTATTGGGGGTGGGGTGTTGGCACAAATGGCACGCTGACGTGCTATTTGTGCGGCTGCGGAGAGCGCAGGAGTCGAACCTGCTCCGGGTCGCCCCGGCCTTGCGGATAGCAGCCGCAGCCCTTGCCGTCCGGGCCGCTCTCCTGCTGTAGAAGTGGCGCGAGAGGGACTCGAACCCTCGACCTCTGGCTTATGAGGCCAGCGAGCTACCGAACTGCTCTACCGCGCTACGGGCCTTGTCGTTGCGATGGCAACGACAAAGCGGGGGTGGGATCGAAAAGCGGCCCAGAACGGGCCCTATCGTCGCTGCGGCAGCGACAGGGTCAGGGTGTGGCGAGGATGGCGAACTGCCAGGCGGCCAGGCTCACGATCGGCCACCCGGCGCAGGCCAGCGCGATCGGCGTCACCGGCCGCGCCTTCCACCCGGCGGCCAGCAGCACGCCGAGGGTCTGCTTCTCCGTCGAG